TTTCCTGATGAAGCGTCATTTTGTGTAGTAAAACCATCTGAATCAAAAGAACTCATTAAATCATAAGTCGCTTCTGCTGCTTGAGTATTTGATGATAAATATTCATCTGCACCTCTACTAGAATCATAAAGTCCATTAGAAAAACTAGTATCTCTATCTTTAAACCATAAAAAATCGGGTTGAAAACCCATACCAGATCTTGCTTTGTTATCTGTGTTATCGGCTGTATAAGAGTACGCATTAAAATGGTCAGGTGGCTGCGTACTTGAATTTGGACCTAATGTTGGTTCTGATAAATTAGCTGTGCAAAGAGCAAGATACCCACTCGGCACAGAATAGAAAAAATCACCTATATTATTTCCATCTTGATTACCTTGTGCTGTTTTTTCACCTACAAAACTAGAATCTTGACCAAAGTTTGCAATTACACCAGCACCGGAACCATAATTACTCGTAGCAAAAGTGTATAATGTATTTGCAACAAGACTTTGAGTGCCATTAGTCATTGAAGCATTGTTTTTCTTAAACGTCACTTCACCATCATCTAAATTCAACAAAACACTAATAATATCCGTAGCAGAATATGTTACGCTTGAATCTGCTGTTGCACTACCACCAGTATAAATGTCGTCAATATCGTAGTAAGCAACATCAGGAGATTCATTACCAAGATAATCTTCGGGGTCTACATTTGCATCTGTTACTCCAACACCAACTCTTGTGCTACTAGCATCACAAGTATGAACATAAAATTCTGCATACCATTTGCCAGAAATATTAGAAGGAAACATTGTCGCAACTTGAATTTCCCAATCGTTACCACCAGAAGCATTTTTTAAATTACCTTCAGAATAACTATTACCATTAGGCAACAAAGAATTAAAAACTGCAAAATTATTTTCAGGATTATCAAGTACTACATCATTTGGTACTATATTGGTATGAGTAAAATGATTGCCTGTTCCTGACTTATCGTTATAAAAAGGACTTCCACCTGTAAATGGTGAATCGGTGTAAACTGAAATTGTTCCTGAAGTAGTGCCTGTAACATCATTTGAACTATTATCTTTTGTAAGAGTTGCTGTTTGACAAGCTAATAATTTTGTATTTGTTATATTTGTAAGTGGTGTTGTTGATGGTGTAAAGTTAGATGTATATACAGCACTACCTACAACAAGTCTTACATTACTTATGTATCCTGTGTAAGCAGGTTGTCCACTAAACGCAGTACCAATATTAAATCCGTCAGTATCCCAAGATGAAGTGTCTGAATAAGAGGTTGTTCCTGATGTTGTTTGATAACCATTAATATAACACTTCATTGTTCCACTTGACCTTACAATGGCTGTATGATTCCAAGCATTTGCAGTATATGAAGCATCCCCTCCCATTGTAAATGTTCGTGCTGCACCATTACCTGTATACATATAAACATATGAAGTGCCACCTCCTATTTGAAGCATAAAATGTGGACCTGCTGTTTGATAAAATCCTAATATATTTGGTGCATCTGTCATAGCTGATTTATGAAAAAACTCTAATGTAAAATCATCAGAACTTCCTACATCATAATGAGAAGCATTAGAAAATGTAGTATAACTATTATAAAAATAATGAGAATAACCAGTTGCAGATGCTACTTCTTTCTTAAAATTTAAATGAAACCCATTGTTTCCATAACTACCTGAATACTCAATAGGGATTCTTGCACCTTCTTTTGATTCTGTAAAATCATCAGCATCAAGTGCTTGTCCGTCTATATGATAAATATCAGCGAGGTAGCCATCAAAATCACCAGTACCAACTGCACCTCCCCCATATCCTATATAATGAATATTACTATTATTCCAATAAGGGTCATCAGCACTTTGTGTTGGATATACAAGAGTACCAGTTGTGCTTGTAAGTCTAGTTCCATTTACTATAAAATATATTCTATCAGTGGTTGTGGATTGTCCAGAATCATAAACAAACATACAGTGATACCAAGCAGTAGGGTCTCTAAGAACCTCCTCTGTTGTTAAAGCATAAGAGTTACTTCCACCTGACACTCCATTAGCAACTAATTTTGTTCCACTAGATAAACCTATAAAAGTATAATTTGCACCATTTGACCCTGAATCAAAGATACAAGCAGTGCTTCCAGTATTCATTGTGTCGCCAACTTTCATCCACCAACTTAAAGTGTATTTTGCTCTGTCTGTTGCAGTTCCTAATGTACGAGTTAATCTAGCATCTGAACCATCGTCTATTTTTAAAGATTGCCCTACAACATCATTGTAAAAACTTGCTGCTCCAGTATTAGCAAACCAAAATGAACTTGATCCAGTCATACACTATGCCTCTGCAAATGCCTTTTGAGCAGCTCCTAAATATATTGTTCCGTCTGCCTCAACAAAATAAGGCACAATATCCTTGGCATTGGCGGCAGTAGATAATGTAATAGATGTGCCACCTGCAACAAAATATCTATCGTCAGCATGAGATAATGTTCTGCTTCCTGTGCCGTCTTGTATAAATACAAACACACCAGACTGACCTGCTACTTCATCACCGGGATCTTGTAAAACTATATTACCCGTTAATGTTAATATAAAATTTGTATATTGAGACATATCAGGTGTAATATTACCTGTCTGCGATCCTGCTACTAAAGTATTAGGTACATTACCTGCACCAAATGTTATAGCAGTTCCTACACCTGCATCTGATGCAATGCTATCTAATGCAATACTACCTACATTAGTTATGTTTGCATCGTTAAAACTTGTAGCACCAAATGTGTTAGATGCAGCTGTTGATGTTATACCCGCAGCAGCAGTAATACCACCACCATCTGCAATCGTTATAGCATTATCTCCGTCAGTAAATCCTATATTTGCAGTTTGTACTTCTCCACCAACTTTTAAATCACCAGATACATCTACTCTTGTAGAAGCATTTAAATCAATAATTGCCTCTCCGTCTATCCTTAATGTGCCGTCTGTAGATTGTTGTATAAATGATGCGGCATCACCAAATGTAAGTTTGTTTGTACTGTTTAATGTAAGTCCCGTTCCATCTGTATGAGTAAGACTTGTGTCTCCGTCTGCACCAAACTTTAACACAGATGAATCACTAGTTAGGTTAACATCATTACCTACAGATAAATCACCCTCATGTGTCAATCTCATTTTTTCGGTGGCTGCCTCTGAACTTCCTAATTTAAAAACTAAATCTGTTTGATTGTTGTCTGCTGCAAAGGTTGCATCTGCTTCAGCCACAATAGAAGCTGCTGTTGTAATCGCATCTGTTCCACCCGCTTCATCTGGTGCAGAAAACTCTATAGCACCAACAACATCTCCGTCAGCTACTGTAGTATCACTAGTTTGTAATTTTAAAATAGCACCATCAGCAGTTTTAATTACAACGTCATCTCCAAAACTTTTATTTGTTAATGTGTCTGTAGATACAAGAGATACAAGAGTTGAACTTGAGCCTGCGGGTAATAACATAGTATTAGTAACTGCGGCACTGTGGGGTTGAGATGCTAGAGTTTGTCCATGACTGTTACTTTCACAATTAAAAACTATTCTACCAGAGTTTGTATTTCCTCTTACAACAACTGTTCCTGTGCCATTTGGAGCTAAATCAATAGTAGCATTAGATGTTGTTACTATATCTTGACCATTCATATCTAAGTCGCCGCCTAACTGCGGAGAAGTATCTTCTACAATATTAGATATACCACTTGATGTAGCTAAACCCGCAACCAATGTAGCTCTAGTTATTTTTTTAAGTCCACCGCCAGATGTATCTACTGCTAGTAAAACATCATCAGTAGCTACTGTAGATATTTCAGATAAATCACCCACTGCTGTAGGATTAAAGTTTGTACCGTCAGCAACAAGTATGTGACCTGCTGTGTTTGTGCCCATTACAATATCATCGCCAGTAACTGTTAAATCGCCAGTAACTACAACATCTCCACTAAAAGTAGCTTTACCATTCAAAGCCATATCTATGTCCAATGCTGTTATTCCACTAGATCCGTCTGTTCCTTTTATTTTAAAATTTTTATCTGCCGTGCTAACTGTCAACTCAACGTCAGAGCTATTATTTGCAATATCTAATATTGAGGTTCCATTATCTTTTATGGTTACGTTAGCACCGTCTGCATCTATAACAATATCTCCAGCCGAATCTATTGTCATGTCTCCAGAGGATAATGCTATAGTAGTTCCATCAATATTAAAATTATCTATATCTATACCAGCATCTGCGGTGATTTTACCACTAACTTCCATTTCACCACTAGCGTTTAGAAACACAGACTTGTCTGCTGGATAAGTACAGAAAATTGTTCTTGAAGATCCCGAACCCCAATTAACAGCAGAGTCACTATTTGATGATTGCAATATTGTAGTTCTAGCTAATGTAGTGCCAGACAATGTGTATGTTCCAACACCTATCTCAAAATCAGTTCCGTCTGTGCAACAATAATAAGTTGTATTTCCGTTTCCTATTGTTGAAAAAGCCTCAAACCCAGTTTCTGCACCAGCTAATGTATAAGTGCCTGTTCCAGAAGTTGATGTTGTTTCTTTTATTCTATCTTTTAAAACTAATGCCATTTATCAAGTCCTTGGTCTCGATGGTAATCCAACTCGGTATCCATCTGTATTTTCTCTCGCTTCTCCTAAATCTTTCAACCTTTCTAGATACTGCATATACAAGCCATTATAATTTTGTATAACGTCTGGCTCACCTTTCATAAAAGCATATGCCTCTATAATAGATCCATAAAGTAAAGCAAAAGGTGCATTTGTACTAAGCCATGTCGTACCACTATCCGCACCAGCAGTTAAACTAGCAGGTCTATAGAAATAATGTAATTCAACAGTATAAGCACTATTTGGTGTTGGTGCTAATATAAAATGATCTGTATCAAATCTAGCATAGTATAAGGGTAAACCCGTTGTGCTAGAAGCTGGTGTATATTCTCTAATAAAATTAACATCTTTTTGTAAAAGAAAACTTTCTGATCCAGATGTAGTTATTTGTAAGGAAAAAGATGCTAGATAATCATCGGGCACAGTTAAAAATTGATCTGCATTTGTCATTGTACTTGTTACATTTTTTCTAAAAAAATCTAAATCAACAGATTTAAGAAGTTTTTCTTCAGCCGCTTTTATAAAATTATTTAAATTATTAACAAATGTAGTCTCACTATTATCTGTGTAATCTTGTATAGCTGTCTTTAATGTTGCAAAAGTAAAACTCATTTATGTCCCCAATGTAGCAGGTCCAGCAGTAGCAAAACCACCACCACCTCTTGTGTTTCCTACTGTAGCAGTTCCACTACTAGCAGTAAATGTATATGTGTCGTCATTAACTTTTGTAATGGTGTATCCAGATGAACTATTTAAAACTGTTGCAGTAAACCCATCAAAACCAAGAGCATCTCTAAAACGAACTGTATCACTTGTTGAACGACCATGTGATTTTTCTATGACTGTGATTGTATTGCTACTAGCAGAACCAGAGGTAAAAGGATTAAGACCAAGTAAACTTTCAACACTAACTTCTGTCCTTCTGTCTGGCCTGGGCTCATACAATGCTGTTGGGTCTGGGCCTGGGTAATTAGGCTCTAATTGTGGATGCTTTGCTTCATACTCATCAAAACCAACTTTTAAACCATTCCATTCTTTAATCATGTCACGAAGACGATAACGAAAGCCAGACCTATCTGAGTATCCCCATGCTTTTTTACCACTTGCATATCTAGCCATTTAATACCTCAAGTAACTGATATTAGGAGTTAATTTAAGTGGTGTGCTGTTTGCATCTTCAGACATCGCTCTTTGAAACTCCTCCTCATATAAAGTTTTTAATATTTGTATCCTATCGGGTGCCTTCTTTACAGATATATAATAAGCAAGTCCTGCTGCCATACACGGCAAAAATCTAAATGGTGCATCTGTTGTATTTACCAAAGCATCTGCATCTTGTATTCTTCTAACGTAGTAATAAACCAATGTATAAGAAGCATCTGGTGTAGACCAAAGTGTTATTGTCGGTGTTGTTTGTCTATCAAAAAAGTATTGACTTGGTTGTCCCGTACTCGCTTTGTTTGGTATTCTTAAAAATTCACCACGACTCATTTGAGTTAAGGTAAAATCTACATTGCTACTATTTCTTAACACGACTTCTAATAAATCAACAAATTCACTAGATAAAGTATAAGTAGCCGTGCCAGATGTAACTGATTTTGTTTCTTGTGTTACTGTCCATAAATTTAATCCTCTATTTGCCCAATCAGCAAACATAAGATTTAAAGAACGCCTAGCTGTTTTAGCATCATAACCTGTTCTTAATTCTAACCCACATCTCTCATATGCTTCTTCTATGAGTTCTCCTACATCTAAATCAAAATTTCTAGAACTTGAAGTTGCCATTATTTCTTCTTCCTTCTCAATGCTTTAACTCTTCTAGGCTTACCTGCCGGTTGACCTAAACGATTCTTTTGTCTTATTCTACTTCTTTTTTCTGCTGCTGTCATCTCTGAAGTTGTTTTGGGTGTTTTAGAACTAATCCTTTTACTCGGTCTGCAATAAGGAGTACCACGCTTCTCTCCCTTTTGACGACCACAAGGTTTGCCCGTTTTGACATCCTTCCAGTCTTCTTTGAACCACCTTTTAAGTGCTAATCCTTTTTTTGTCTTACGAACAGCCATTATGCGAACTTTGTTTTCTTTCTTCTATTAGACATTATAACACCACATCCTCTAGCGATGTTAGGATTCTTTGACTTTCGTTTAGTCATTCTAACAACTTTACCTTCTTTAGCTTTCATTGATTGTTCTCTGTCAACCCTTTTTATAGCTGCCATGAGACCACCTTCTGCTTTTTTCTTTTTCTTTCCACCAGTGCCATAGTTTGCGGCCCCAACTTTTCTACATTTAGCTATAGCTCCACTCGCATATGCAGAAGGAAAAACTTTATATCTAGCTTTAACTTTATGATAACAAGCGTCTTTTGGCATTAAAATCTCCTTTTTTCTAGTCTCCAACAATCACACATAAAATATACTTTTTTGCATTGATAACATCTTTTAACTGGTTTTCCTTTTATTACCTCTCCTTTTTTTAGAGGCACAATGTGCTTTTTCAGAAAATCCACGAGGTCTGGTACAATCGATTTTCCTCTTTCTTTTAGCACTCCACTTTCTCTTTCCCGGTGACTTCGTCACCTGTTTA